ATAGAAGAGATTATAGACAAGAATAAGCTATGGTCAAAGAATCGCAGCAGGGAGTATATTTACAAGCGGTATTACCTGTATAATGAACTCCGTGTTTTAGGATTTGCCTTAGACGAAATAGGCAAAATGTTTGGAGGCAAGCATCACGCTACAATCATTCACGGACTACGTCAACACGAAGACTTACATCGGTTCGGATACGAAGACTACAAGATTGCTACAAAGCAAATAGATGACGTCTTACACGGTTCTACTATGCCTTATACAGATGACTACCCTGATTTACAAAAAGACGTACTAAAGGCAAAGACTTACACCCAGTTTAAGAAGATTCAGCGACACATAAAATTAGGCAAGTACGAAAATAGTTTATAGCTGATACAACCTTTTTGAAAGTTATACGTTATATTTGTAAATGCGTTCATCCGACATTATAAACGCTAAGGTATTATTGAGCCATTTTAATGAACAAGAGGTCGGATGCTTGGGATTTAAAGTGGCTTTTTTATTACTTAAATTTTTGCAATGGCAAAAGACAAAAAATCATTTATCCTCTATTGTGATGCGATTCACACCGTAGAGAAACTATCCGACACGGATGCAGGGCAATTGCTGAAGCACTTGTTGAGATATGTAAACGACCAAAATCCTACTACTGACAATCCTTTGGTAGAGATTGCGTTTGAACCAATTAAGCAACAACTGAAGCGAGACCTTGTAAAGTTCGAAGATGTCAAAGTAAAGCGAAGCGAAGCAGGTAAAGCAGGTGCTAACAAACGATGGCAAGAGATAGCAAATGCTAACAAAGGCATACAAACGATAGCAAACATAGCTGTAAATGATAATGATAATGTTAATGTTATATCTAAAGATATATATAGGAGCTTCGCTCACCTGTCTATTTCAAATTCTGACGTTGAGAAGCTGTTGGATAAATACTCTATAAACGAAATTGATGATGTGTTAGACTCCATAGAAAATTTCAAAGGCAACAAGAAATATACTTCATTATATTTGACGGCTAACAAATGGCTCTCTAAAAACAAGAAATCTACCGAAGTTGAAGAGCCTAAAGAATTATTATTAGCAAGAAAATTAGGACTATGTTAAGTAAGCAAGGAGACGCACTACAATATCTACTCGATGTCCGAGATGGCAAAATAAAACAGGGTTTAGGACTAGATTGCTTTTTAGATGAGCATTTGAGATTCAAACCTAAACAACTAAATATAATTCTGGGACACGATAACGTAGGTAAAACGTATTGGATAAATTGGTACTTTCTATCGCTTGCACTTAAACACGGACTAACGTTCTGCATTTGGTCAGGTGAGAATCAGAAAGGTCAAATCCTGCGTGATATGATTCAAATGTATAGAGGTAAGCACTTCAGTAAATTGAGCCACTCACAAATCAGCGGAGACCTTGCATACTTGGAGCAGTTCTTTACGTTTATAGATAACTCGAAATTGTACAAACCTGATGAGATACTTGAGCTATTTAAGAAGAGCGGTGCAAATGTAGGACTTATAGACCCATTTACAGGTTTAGACCGTGAGATGAGCTTTTCAGGTAATTACGAATTTATGAACCGAGCAAGGCAGTTTGTGAATCAGACGGGAATGACTATCTACATAAACACGCACCCTAACTCCGAATCAGGTAGAACAGGAAATCTATATCAAGACGGAGAATGGAAAGGACATTTAAAGCCACCACTTAAAGACCACATTGAGGGAGGTAAGGCATTTTTGAATCGTTGCGATGATATGTTTGTAATTCACCGCCTAATTAAACACGAAACAATGAAGCTGATAACTTGGGTAGGAGTAGAGAAAGTGAAAGACACGGAGACAGGAGGCAAGCACACGGCACTAAATGAGCCAGTCTACTGCAACTTTAATTCAGGTATTGGATTTCAAATAAACGGAGTAGATCCTTTAGCGCCATTTAGACCAAACGAAAAGCAAATGACGATACCAAAAGACGGACAAATAGAAAGTACATCGGATAAACTCCGTAGATTAGCAAACCAAAACCCTTTTTAAAATGGACTTATCACTTAAAATACTATGGGCAAAGACAACCGTTTGGACTGTCAAAGAACGAATCAAAAACGTAAGAGAGAAACTTGAAAAAGACAAGCCTGAAGCCAAAGATTACATCAACGGAGGCAAAGAAAGTGAGGAGTATTTACTTGAGACGATTCAGGTGATAAACCTACTTGAAGACGAAATCACAAATTTAAACCGAGAGCTTAATCAACTGGCAAGAAGAAACGCTCAACTGCGAGTAGCCTTCCAAGAATTACAAGAAGAAATTAAATACAAAAATGTTGAACTATGACTAAACTACAAAAGCTAATCAAAGAAACAATCGTAAAACCACTAACAAAAGACGAACACAAAGCATTAAGATTAAACGCATATAAACCTAAAAAATAAAATATGAAAATCGAAAAAAAACTTGTAGCATTAACCGCCTTCCTTCCTGTGTTGGCAGACTTCATCGAAGATTTAAACGACCAGTACGTCTTTAAGCAAGGACTCAAGCGCAAAGCAAATATGCTTGCAGAAGAAATCCAACGAGTAGACCGAGACATCCTACGAATAGACGGAGAGAACGCAGGTAAGATATTTGACGAGCAGATTCAGTTGCAGATTTTGTTTCGCCAATGGATTGAGGAAGTAATTGAATTAGACTAAAAAAACACGCTATGAAAAAAATAAAAGTAGGATCTGATTTCAGCGGAGTAGGAGCATTTAATCAAGCTCTAATGCGTTTAGGAGTAAATTACGAAGAAGAGTTTGCCTGTGATATGGATAAGTATGCACGAGACACATTCATCCATAACTATGGTGAGCCTAAATACTATCCAACCAACGTATATGAGCGAGAGATTCCATCCAAATCACTTGACATCTATATGACTTCACCGCCTTGTCAAGCGTTTTCTATTTCGGGAAAAAGACTTGGTAAGGATGATAAACGAGGAGTATTATTCTTTAACTCACACGAGTTCATCCAAGTAAACAAGCCGAGATTTTTCATATTCGAGAACGTCAAAGGTTTACTATCGGATGATGGCGGTAGAACTTTTCAAGAGTGGGTAAATATGCTTGGAGGTAAATCAGTGAACGGAGTGCCAGTTTTATTCCCTAATCATAATTCAGTTCCTTACCATTTATATTGGCAAGTTCTTAACGCAAAGCATCACGGAGTTCCGCAGAATCGTGAGCGAGTATTTTTGATTGGCATTAGAGATGATGCTGATAACCGCTTTCAATTCCCAAGAGAAGAACATTTAACCAAGAAATTAAAAGATATATTAGACAAATTTGTTGATGATAAATACATTTTATCAGATGAGGCGATAGATAAGTTTATATACAAACCAAATTATTTACTTGGAGAAAATGAGACGTCTTTAATTCGATGGGTAAATGCAAAAGATGGTGCAATAGAAGATGTAATTGCTCCTACTTTAAGAGCTAATTTATTTAGATCTGGTGTTCAAAATATGCCTTATACAAAAATAAAATCAGCAACTCAAAAAGGTTATGAAGAAGCTACAATAGGTGATTCAATAAACTACACTTTTCCAAGTAGCAAAACACGAAAAGGAAGAGTAGGAAAAGGAGTAGCACAAACTTTAGACACGGCTTGCAATCAAGGAACATTAGACGGCTTTAAAATACGCAGACTTACACCAAGAGAATGCTTTCGACTAATGGACTTTCCCGATATATTTACTTGGAAAGTGAGCGACTCACAAGCATATAAGCAAGCAGGAAACTCCATCGTTGTTAATGTACTTTACAAAATCTTAAAACAACTGCCTTTATGAGATGCAAGAACTGCAAGGAGAAGTTTGAACCTATCCGCTTTAATCATAAATACTGCCTGAAAGACGAATGTGTCCGTGCTTTTGTAGCCGAAGCCAAAGAGAAGCAATGGAAGCAGACTAAAACACGAATGAAAGCCGATTTAGAGACCGTGCAAGACATCGTAAAGGCTGCTCAAATGGTATTCAACAAATACATCAGGGAGCGAGACAAAGACGAACTATGCATCTCCTGTAAGCAGAAACCAAAGAAAGAAAACGCAGGACATTTTTGGAACGCTAACAACCATTGGAACGTAAGATTTGACGAGGATAACGTTCACCTGCAATGCGAAAGGTGCAATAGTTTCTTATCAGGTAACTTGTTGGAATATCGAACAAACCTGCTAACTAAAATCGGAGCTGAAAGATTCAATCAACTGGAGGCAAGAGCAAGGATAACACGGAAATTTACCAAAGACGAACTAAAAGAAATAATTAAAACCTACAAAAACAAGATTAAAGATTTATGATTTCAAATATTGCTAAAGCAATGTCAAGCAAAGAACATATCAATTGTAGCTTAGACACAGGTAAAAATGGTGAGGACAATTTTAAATTAGCTTGTAAATTGAATAATATTGATTGTTTCGAATCGGATGAAGAAAACAATATTTACAACCATATAGACTTTTGGATTTTAGGTATGGGAGTAGATGTAAAAGGATATAAAAATAGTCATTCAAAAGGTTTCGTTGTTGTTGAATTTAAAAACGTAAATGGATATGCAGGTAGTTGTTCAGAACAATCAAAAGCAGAATTAATAGCATTTCAATTTGATGGTTATTTTATGATTGTACGAAAACAAGAACTATTAGAATATTGCCGTAAAGAAGTAGAATTAATTTATGTAACATCTTTTAACGAATGCTACAAAAAATTATACCAACGTACTGGTAGAAAGGACTTGATGACTATGTTGAGTGTTAATGATTTAAAATCTTTTAAATTTTTACTCAATTTGCATTTTATATAAATATAATTTCTATATTTGCATATAACAAAATAACACGCTATGAAAAATTTATTTAAAAGTTTGGCAGCATTTCAGCAGGAAGTGCCAGTAATTCACAAGGCTACTCAAGGCTATGGGTATTCTTACGCAGATTTACCCAAGATTTTTGAGGTAATCAATCCTATCCTAAAGAAACACGGACTCGGATTTACCCAACAACTTACAAACCAAGAAGGGCAAAACTGCCTCAAGACGGTTATCTTCCACGAAAGCGGTGAGTTTATGGAGTCGGTTTGTATGATTCCTTACGTTCAGCTCAAGGGTATGAATGACTATCAAGGATTTGGCTCGGGAGTAACGTATTACCGCAGATATGCACTCAGCTCTGCACTTGGTTTAGTAACTGACAAAGACACGGACGCATCAGGCGAACAAGTAAAAACTGAGAAGAAATTGCCTACGATTGACCAAAAGCGATTCAGCGCAGCAGTACAAGCCATTGCCAAAGGTGAATACACACGAGAGAAACTCGAAGCATCGTTTGCATTAACTGAAAATCAAACCGATATGCTCAACGCACTATGAAAACTCTCAAGATTAGATGTTCTGCCATTGGTAAAATAATGGCGACACCACGTTCTAAAAGCGAACTACTAAGCCAAACGGCAAAGACTTACATCCACGAACTTGTGTTAGAGGAGAAATACGGCATCAGAAAGGAGTTTTCAAGCCGTTACACGGACAAAGGTAACGCAGTTGAGGATTTATCTATCTCACTTGTTAATGATGTCTTAGATGTCAAATTTATATACAAGAACGAAGAGTATTTCGAGAACGATTGGGTTAAGGGAACGCCTGACGTAAACACGGAAGATATATTGCTTGACGTTAAAAGCTCTTGGGATGCTACTACCTTTCCGTTTTTTGATACCGAAATACCTAACAAAGACTACTTCTATCAACTACAGGGGTATATGTGGCTAACTGGTAAGCAGCAGTCAATGCTTTGCTACTGTCTTGTTGATACACCTATCGAAATGGTAGAGGACGAAATCCGCAGAGCGCATTGGAAACTGCACAAGATTGACGAGGATTTAGATTTGCGTGAGGAGGTTGAGAGTAAGCATCAGTTTTCACACATACCTAAGAACCGCAGGGTAAAGGTATTCTATGTACAAAAAGACGAACAAGTAATTGAACAAATCAAAGCTCGTGTAGAAGACTGCCGATTGTATTATAACGCCTTAATGGAAATGCTATGAATCAGAAAGTAGAAGACCCGATTGTACTCAAAGTGATGAGCAAGTTTTATGACCGCTCACAACGAGGAATAGAGAAGTACGGCACTATGTTAACACGAACAGACTTAGATGTCTTAGAATGGCTTAATCACGCTCAAGACGAAGCTATGGACTTCTGCCTGTATCTCGAAAGATTGAAGCAAGAAGTAAAAACCTTTAAACAACAAGAACAATGAAAATAGAAATCACACACTACGGACACAAAGCAAGCTATGAGTTCGAACACGATGATGTAACTCTTGAGGACTTACTTTACCACATTGAGCAGTTGATTCGATTGACTGGTTATTCAATCAATGGAACATTAGAAATAGTAAAAGACGAACAATGAACCAAGAAGACTACTATCGACTCCTGCACCTTTTAGCAGGGATAACAATTGGATATTTAATTTTTATATTATGAAAATAAACGAAAAAGAATACAAGAAAAAGGCGCAGCATATTGTTAAAACCGTAGTAAAGCCACAAGTTAAGAATTACGAAAACAAGAAGCGAAACGCAGAAAGAGAATATTACGCAGCAATAGGTACAATGATACTTATTACCGTAATCAGCATTACATTAATTATCGCATTTATCAGTAACATATAAACCCAACATAATGGAAAACAAAACAAACACAGGAGCAATCTTTAAGAACGACAAAAAGACGAATGAGAAACAACCTGACTACAAAGGAAAGGTAAACGTAAACGGAAAAGAAATGGAGGTGGCTCTTTGGGTAAAGCAAGGCAAAAACGGAAGTTTCTTCTCAGCATCATTCAGCGAGCCGTATGTAGCGCCAGTTGAACGTGCGCCAATTGGAGATAGTATTGACGATGACCTACCATTTTGATATGTATATAAACGATGAAGACCTACGGAAGCAGATACACAAGCTCCTAGCTACCCGAACACGAAACCAAATCGTAGAGGACATAAAGCTACTAGGATACAAGATGCATCACTTCCAAGTAAACAACTTCCTAAACGGCAAAGACGTCACTCTAAGCACACTTCACAAGCTAGACAAGTATGTAAGCCGAGAGATTTATTTAAACGGATTAGAGCCACTTTAACAGGTGGCTTTTTTTGTAGGCAACTTGTTAGATTAAAATATAGTCATATATTTGTTTAGAAATTAACCAATGAACGCACTAAGTATCTTATCAAAGCATCATAAGGAATGGCTTAACATAGTCCGTTTATTTGGTGACAACGAGTTCGCTGAAGACATCGTACAAGATGTGTATCTCAAAGTCCATCAGTACAATTATTACGAAAAAATACTAATAGACGGAGAACCCAACAGAGCGTTGATGTGGATACTACTTCGAAACACAACCTACAAAGCCAACAAAACTGCATCTAATGACTTATCTATTGAGGTAGTAAGGGATTTAGCACAGGAGGAATTAGAGCTACTGAAACACGAATCATTGGAAAACATTTACGACAGAGTAGAAAACGAGATTAGTAGTTGGGATTGGTACGACCAAAAGCTCTTCAGGATATATAAAGACGAAAGAAAACCAATGCGTCAAATAGCAGACGAAACAGGCATCAGCTTAAAGTCTATTTTCCTAACTATAAAGTCTTGCAAAGAAAGAATCCGTCAGTCAGTCGGGGAAGACTACGCTGACTTTTTAAACGAAGAATTTGAATTAATATAATATGGCAAAAAGAAAAGCAACAGGTTTAGGTGATACAATTGAGAAAATCACGGAAGCCACAGGAATCAAAAAATTAGTAGAGTTTGTAGCAGGTGAGGACTGCGGATGTGAAGAACGTAAGAAGAAGCTCAACGAGTTATTCCCTTACCGAAACACGAACTGCTTAACGGAAGACGAATACCAATGGCTAAAAGAAACCAACGTACTTAACCAACAGACATTCAAACCAAGCGAGCAAACTAAACTCATATCAATTTACAACCGTGTCTTTAACGTACGTCAAGAGCCTACAAGCTGCGCATCCTGCTTTAGAGAACTGGTATTTAAAATGCAGAAAGTTTACGCTGAGTACGAGAAATGAGATACTACATCTTAGACTACGGCAAAGACTTGATTGAGTACGCTCACGGAATCTCTGAGAGGATACGAAAAGACGGACACCACTTAATCGAATACTTCACAGATGCCGATGGTTTAATGTGCTTAGAAGAACTAACAGAAGACGAATTTTTAGACCACTTTAAAAAAATAAAAGATGCCTATACCAACTCCACTTCCAAAGGAGCAGAATAACGAGTTCATCCAAAGATGTATGATGGATGACACAATGTCAAAAGAAT